TTATTCTTGTGTTTCTACAATGCCAAAGTCGATCAGAATGTTCTTATCGGCATTCGGCGGATAGACAATGCCCGTCATCTCATACTGATAGCGCCGTATCTTCCGAAAGTCTTTAATCGGCTCCGGCGCATAGGCCGCTGTCTCGCAGCTCTCATATTCCGGCATACCGGCAAGGTCATCCGCAGCCGCTTTAATCAGCGCATCGGTCACATCGTCAATGTCTTTTCCGTACTCAACGGCAACCAGCTCGTGCTTCTTGACATCTTTCTCAAGATTTCCAAAGGAGCGGTAGAGAAGATATTTCATGGTTCAGTCCTCCTTGTGCTTTTCATCGTCCAAAACTTTTTCCAATAAGGCGGTGAGCGTGGCGGCAATCAGCTCATAACTGATTGCGTCAGGGTCTTTCTGAATTAAGTAGCTGGCTACTGCCTTAAATGCGGTGGTCTTGTCCACATGAGTTTCATTGTCAAACCGGTCGAGGATTTCCCCAATCAAACGGACAACGGCTTCATCTTCCTCGCTGATACCTATATTGAGCATAGCCGCCAGCTCTTCGTCCTCAGCAAGCGTTTCAAATTTCAGATAGTCGCCGTATTCCTCCGACATGATTTCCTCAAAATAATTGATCATAACATGAAAACGGAACTTGCCGTCTTCCTGCGTGGTAATGCAGCAATAATGCGCCTTTTCCCCGATGTCTTTTAAGAGCGACATATCCTCCGAATCATCAAACTCAAGCATAGGCAGCGTCAGGTCGATGTGGGCATCCCAATGTTCAAAGTCAACGACACCATGAATCTTGCCGTGATGACGCTTTGCAAACTCATCGCATCTTTCCAATAAATACTCGTAGTTTTCTTTATCCTTCGGGACTATCACCTTTGGGATAGCATCCATCTTTTTTGAAAACTCTTCTAAAAAGCCACCGGGGGCGTTTACCCGGTCAAAAATTGCTTGAGCCAGTGGGTCAGGCTTGTCTTCTTCATAGTTACGGTCGAATACAATGTTCTCCATTTTCTCCATCGTTTATTTACTCACTCCCAACTTTAACAAATCAGTTTTGGCGCAAATTGCGGATGACAGCCAGAGAAAGAATATTTAAGTATAGATAGCCCAGCTCATGGATGAAGTCCACATCAATCTCAAGGAATGTGGTGCGGAGCTGTGCATAGACAAGGCGGAACAGATCCATCTCCGGCGGGGTATCGAACAGGTTCAGGCTAAGGATGGCCGTTTCTGCTTTCTCCCATGTTTGGGATGCCTCAATCTCTGAGCTGGTCATAACAGCCGCCAGAATTTCACTGACTGCCAGTTTCCCGTCCACCGGCTCAATTTCGCCTTTGAACTGCCGGAGTACATCTGCCTTCTCCTTGAGGGGGACGATTTCGCAGCTATCGTCAAGCTCAATGGCGATAATCTCTGCAATGCACTCACGCCAAACAGCGTACCCCGCGTTGATGATGCCGTCTTCTTCCTTGGTCTGCGCGTAGTCTTCACAGTATTCGTCATAGAAGCTCTTCCCGTCCAATTCGTGGTGAGCGCAGTAGATGTGCGCCAGCTCATGCAGGAAGATATGGAGCAGTTCCATCGGTTGATAGGGTATGTCCGTGCGGAGCAGGATGCCGTCCTTACCGCCGTTATCCATTCCGATAAAAGAGGACGCCCGGAAGTCAAAGTAGCCTTCCTCCTGATACCGGTCGTTCAGTCGGTAAGGAAAATACTTGGAGCAGAACTGCTCGAAAATTTCTTTCTGATCCACGGTCATGAAACAGGTAAGGATAATGTTATCCTCGGAGAAGTCAGCACCCATCCTGTCGTTAAAAATCGCTATGGCACGGGCAAGATAAGCGTCATAGTTCAAATCGTTCGTCGCCTCCATCGTAAAGTCTTTATTTCAGGAAGTCGCTTTTATGTTCAATGCGCCGGAGGTCATACCCGGTTTCCGCCAAGTGGGCGATTTTTAATGCGACAAGGTTAATGTCCGTTTCCATCGCCCGTGCGATCTGCTCGGATGTATAGCCATAGTCATAGATGTACTCAAGAATCTCATCGGTGTCGAGCAGGATTTCTGCGGCAACGATGTTCGCCTCATACTCCGGCTTCGTGGTCATGTCATACAACATGAACTCCTGTATCGCGCTTCCTTTTGCCAGATTGCGGTGCAACTGATCATGCCCAAGCTCATGAGCGCAGACAATCCGCTGCATCTGAGCGCTCAGGTTTTCGTTTATGAAAATAAAACGGCTGCGCTTGATGACCCGATACATTCCCTTGAGCGGGCCGAAGTCCTCACAGAACAGGACTTCAATGCCAAGCTGCCGTGCTATGCGAAATGGATCTCGTGTCCCGCAGCGCTTTACAAGCCTGCTGCCGACCTTCGAGAGATTCTCAGCATTCATCGTCTCACCTCCCGCTGATGGGGACATTGCAAACAGCGAATGGCCTTACTGTTCGCTTGCCCTCTTACGGTATTTCTTCGGAGAATATTTCTTGTTCTTCTCTTTGGCGATCCAATAAGCTTCGTTCAGCGCCTTCATTGCGCCATCGAGCGCTTCGTCACTGAGCCGTCCACCGGCAAACATACCGGTCACTTCACTGACAAGCTCATCAATATCTCTGGCTGCTTTTGAGCCGCCCTTCTCATGCGCCGCGACAACAAGCATTCCACTTTGCCCAAGAAGATACTCGGGAGTAGTACCCAAAACCGCCGCTATCTTCTCTACAACATCGTACTTTGTAGGCTTGCGGGTACCCGACTCATAATTCTGAATGGTCCTTGCGCTTACCGATACCTTTTCCGCAAGCTGCACCTGTGTGAGATTCGCTTCCAACCTTTTTTCTCTTAGTCTGTCCTTGAAGCTCATAAGGCACCTCTTTCTAAAAGTTTTTGCGAACACGAACAGAAGTTGCGTCAAACCTGTTGACGTGAAAATGCTGTTCGTGCTATACTTTATGCAAACACGAAAGTTCCGTTCGCGTTAATGATACCACACGAACAATACGAGTGTCAACAGGAATAGTTCGATTTTGCATGGTTATGTGTAACTTTCAAGACAGTAGGAGGTAGGCTATGACGAACACACATTGCCGGAAGGCGTATGTTTCGGTCAACTTGGATGTTGACGAAGAAGGAGTCTGTCATCCCCGGTTCATCCGTTGGGAAAACGGCCTGATCTTTCAGATTGACCAAATCTTGTATAAATGCCGTGCCGCTTCCAAAAAGGTAGGCGGCGGGGGCATCCGATATACTGTGATGATCCGTGGAAGGGAATCTTATCTTTTCCAAGAAGGCAACAAATGGTTTGTAGAAGCAAAGGAGGGAGCAAGATGATTTTATCACACAGGCAAATTGAAGAGATCGCGGTGGCGGTCACCAAGGACTTCAACGAGTTCTTTTTCGGTCCTGATACCGAAGAGGCGCGGTTGCCTCGCGGTACGCCGATTGACCAGTTTGCCCGTGACTATCTCGGTTTGGATGTGTCTTTCGCACCGCTGTCACCCGATGGAAGCATCTGCGGGCTGACATCCTATGCAGATACCGAATACATTGTTGAGATGGATGGCATTCAACGGAAAATTCCGCTTCACCGCAATCAGGTCTTGATGGACGCGAGCTTTATTCAACCTTTCCAGATACGAAAGCTCTGCGGAAAGCGCCGGTTCACGCTTGCCCATGAGTGCGCCCATCAAATCCTGTTTCAGATGGAGACGGATAAAATCCAGGAAGCCTGTCGGCGGAAATACTCCGCCCGGACAGCCTATTCGCTTCGGGAGCTAAAGACCCGCGAGGACTGGAATGAATGGCAGGCCAATGTCTTAGGGGCGGCGATCCTGATGCCCCAGCGGGAAATCGACCTTGCCGTTGCGTACTATGCCAAAGGCCGGAAGCTGATCAGCTACGATGGAACCTTTGCCTATTGGGATAAGGTTGCCCTTGATAGGATCTGCCAGCAGTTCGGCGTTTCCAAGACAGCCGCCGTCATCCGGCTGAAACAGCTCGGCCACTTGGAAACCCGGCCATACAGTGAGTATAGCGATCCGTTGGAGGTATGGGCATGAAGAAAAACATTCGTGTCTCAGAGCCTTCACCTGAGATGCAGGAGAAAATCCGCAGGGCACGAAGCGCCATTGTCAACCAGAAGATGCGCATGGTGAAGTGTCCCTATTGTGGGCATAACGCCATCGCAGTATTCGAGGATTCCCGTGGTCACATACAGGCCAAGTGCAAAGCCTGTGGCCGGGAAACCGTATTCGATGTGATTAACATGAGACGGTTATTGCTCCACCTTCACAGAAGGTAAGGAGATAACAAATACAATTCAATATATGATAGCTGTGCTGTGGAGCCGCTGATTGGTGAGTCTTCCTAATGCCGCATGAACAGAGTTTTCTAAGCTCTGTTTTATCGGTATGGGAAGATCAACTCACCGTCATGCGGCTCTTTTTAAGTCTTGTCCATCCGCTGCTTCCTGCCAGCGGAAAGGACAAGACAATGAAAAGAATCCCCAAAACACCCGTTGAGTTCGACTATGACCTCTGGACTACCGAGGACGGCAAGTGCATGGTGCGCGTAAAGGCCACCGGCGAGACTACGGAGGTTGACCGCGAGGTCATGAAGACGCTCCGCAATGAGGAAAAGAAGCTGCGGCGATCCTATGATACTGGCGGTTCGTCTGCCAGCGGAGACGAAGAAGAAACGCAACCTTCCACTATACTGTCGCTGGACGCTATGCCGGAGGATGATGTGAAATCGTCCGCATGGCTGGCTGATCCGAATGATGGCATTAAGGATGCGGAGTTGAGGATGTTAGAAGCAGAGTTTATGGAGACATTAACTTCTGTTCAACTGAATATTTACAAAGCTTGCATTACCAGTGGACAAACGCCGACGGACTACGCAAGGACACATAATATGAGAAGACAGAGTGTGAATGATGCAATCACACTCATCCGAAAGAAGGCAAAAATATTTTTTTAATTTTTTCTATGCGGTACCTGCGTTTTACGAAAAAAATGTCCGTTGTAAAGTGAAGGGGTCAAACAAGACCAGCTTCACAGAACCTTGAAAACAGAATATCCAGTGCTGCGGATCTTTCCTCTTTTCTCGAAGCGACTTGCCTTCTGCCGCCAAGACCTTCCTACGGGAAGCGAGCGATCAACAGAGAGGCTAAACTGCCGTGTGGTGCGGCTGTTCGCCATGATGGAGAAGTTGGGTATAATGATACTTCCGTCCCCGGGTTGCCGGGGGCGGCTCGGAGCGTTCCTCGGAGGGGTGAGAGTCCCATGATACCGATTAACCGTTGGTAGTCCGTAGCATTCCCGGAGCCGCGAGGCTCTTCTGGCAGGGGTGCGAGCTGCAAATATGCCGGAACACGAAACAAACCAATTAGCTACATTCAGCATACAAGTTTTCAGGATGAAAACTATGTGGCGGAGTGTCCCTAACCGGCGCTCCGCCATATCCTTTTGTCCTGAATACAATTCACATCATCAGGGAGGTGTTTGTAATATGATGAGCGTAGAAACCATGAGAAGCGTCAACCCGAAGACGGTTGACCGCAGTACCCTTGTCCAGCGGGACAGCATCCGGCTTGAGCCTGCGGCTGCGCAGGATGACCGGCTGCGGGATTTTATCCGACAGATCAGAAACCCGTATTGCTATCTGGACGGGAAGACCGTCGTGAAGATCAGCTTCTCGAAGACAGACACCACCTTGGAGGACTGTCTGGAACATTATCTGAGAGGACTTTGATTATGAACAAACTGAATCTTTTCGCCCGGTTCTATGGACAAGCGATTGAGCCTGTGATACAATGAAGTCAGGTCAAAAAAGAATACATGGACTAAGCCGCTGCCCTTGAGGGTCATGTGGCTTTATCGTGTTTTCCTCATACAAGAAGCAGAAGCCTTCGTCTTTCTGATTTGATGTATCACACCAAACAGAAAACGGAGGTTATTTTTATGCCCGGAAAAGTTTACCGGACGGCGATTTACTGCCGCCTGTCCCGTGAAGACGGGGACAAAGTTGAAAGCAACTCCATCGCAAGCCAAAGAGCCATTTGCGAGGACTACATTGCACGGCATGACGATCTGGAAATCGTCTGCGAGCCGTTCGTTGACGATGGTTATAGCGGCGTTTCCTTCAATCGTCCGAACTTCAAAAAACTCGAAGACGCAATCCGCAAAGGCGCGATTGACTGCATCGTGGTCAAAGACCTCAGCCGCTTTTCGAGAAACTACATCGACGGCGGGCGGTATCTGGAAAAGATATTCCCGCAGCTCGGCATCCGCTTTATCGCGGTCAACGACGCTTACGATAGTCTGACCGGCGATCCGCAGTCGGATTCCTTTGTTATCCCGTTCAAAAACCTCATCAACGACTCCTACTGCAAGGATATTTCCATGAAAATTCGATCCAGCTTGGAGGTCAAGCAAAAGAACGGTGAGTTCGTCGGGGCGTTCGCTCCCTATGGCTACAAGAAATCGCCGGATAACAAAAACCAGCTCATCGTCGATGGGGCTGTCAGCGAGTATGTGCAGATGATCTTTGCCATGTACAAGGACGGCTTCTCCATCGGCCGCATTGCCGCAAGGCTGAATCAGATGGGTGTGCTTTCCCCTATGGAGTATAAGCACTCGGCGGGGGTGAAGTTCGATACCGTCTTCAAGACCGGCGACACTGCAAAGTGGACTTACAAAGCTGTCCAGCGCATCCTCACCAATGAGGTATATATCGGTGTTCTTGCCCAAGGCAAGCGCGGTACGCCAAACTACAAGGTGCGCGTTGTGCAGCCGAAAGACGAAACCGAGTGGGTCAAAGTCGAGGGGGCGCATGAAGCGCTTGTTTCTTATGAAGATTTCATGGCCGTCAAGACCATGATGAAGCGGGATATGCGCTGCTCGCCTGATCAGGACGAGGCACACCTGTTTTCCGGCTTCCTGTTCTGCGGAGACTGCCAGCAGTCCATGACACGCAAGACCGTCCCGTCGAAGACAAAGAAATACATCTACTATGTCTGCTCGACGAACAAACATAGCCGGACCTGCAGCCCGCACAGCATCAGCGCAAAAGAGGTTGAGGAAAAGGTGTTTCGCGCCATCCATGACCAGATCGAGCTTGTGGTCAATCTGGAAAAAGCGCTTGAGATGATTGAGAGGCTTCCTTCCCAGAATCGTAAAGCGTTTAACTATGAGGCGCAGATTGCGAAGCTCGAAGAAGAGATTGAGCGGTATCAGAAGCTCAAGCTCCGGCTCTACGAAGACCTCTCGGACGGGATCATCGACAAGTCGGAATACTTTGAGTTCCGCAACAGCTACACCAAGATCATCGAGGAAAAACAGGAAGCCCTTCTCCGCGTGAAAAAGGAAATGAAGCAGTCGGTTACAACCGGGGCTACTGAACGAAATTGGGTCACGCTCTTTAAGCAGTATGAAAACATTGAAGAACTGAACCGCCGCGTCCTCATGGCGCTGGTTGACCGCATCCTGATTTATGAGGATCACGCGATAGAGATTGTCTTCAAGTACAAAGACGAGTATCAGCAGACACTTGAATATGTTCTCGGCTATGCCGACGAACTTGCCGTTGCCGGATAAAGGAGGGATGAGCGCATGGCACGAAAAAGCAGAAAAGTCGCAGCCGCAGAGCCGGTTTGCGAAGCAGCACCGCTGCAAATCTTCCCGACAGCCATTTATGCCCGTCTCTCCGTGGAGAATAGCGGCAAATCTGAGAAGGTGGATGTCATCACCAATCAGATTGAGATATGCAAGTCCTATATTGCCGGTTGCCCGTATCTCGATCTCGTCGATGTCTATGTGGATAACGGACGGACGGGGACGGTTTTCGACAGGCCTGAGTTTAACCGCCTGATGACCGACATCAAGAGCGGCAGGATCAAATGCCTTGTAGTCCGCGATCTCAGCCGTTTTGGCCGTGACTACATAGAAACCGGAACCTACCTTGAGCGCATTTTTCCACAGATTGGCTTGCGGTTTATTGCAATCAAGGAACACTACGACAACTTTGATACGGACGGCTCAAATGAGAGCCTGATGATCCCGCTGCAAAACATGATCAACGCCCTGTACTCGAAGGATATTTCACGGAAAGTCTCCACCGCTTTGAAAGCACAGATGGAGCAAGGGACATTCCAGAAGCGAAACCTCCCGTATGGCTATCGGTGGAATGAAGAACACACAAACATGGTCATTGACGAAGAGACAGCGCCGTATGTGCGGCTCATGTTCCAGTGGAAAATCGAGGGATGGTCAATCCCCATGATCCTCGATGAGCTTGACCGGATGGGAGCGCCAAATACGGAGCTGCGGAAGCGGCAGACCGGAACCCGCAAAGGCGATGGATGCTCCTGCAAAGGCTGGTACAGTTCAACGCTGTACGGCATCCTGACCAATCCGCATTATGTGGGCGATACCGTCCTTGGCCGCTCCATGCAAGCAATCTACAAGGGCATCAAGTCCCATAATGTCAAGGATAAGGACGAGTGGATTGTGTTCCCGAACACCCATGAGGCAATTATCTCCCGTGAGGACTTCCAGAAGGTGCAGGACATCATCCAAGCGGCTTCTGAGGCTCGGCAGACGAGTATGCAGAAGACCGATGAAATCCGAGCAACGCTCGTCAACCTGTTCGAGGGTAAAATCGTCTGTGCTGACTGTGGGAAGAAGATGTACTTTCACCGCAAGAGGATCGACAAGGACAAGCGGGGACGCTGGTATGCCTACTATGAGTGCAGCACTTCGGTCAACAGGCGATATGAGCACTGTACCTCTCATTACACGAGGCAGGACACGCTTGAAGCCAATGTCCTCCATGCAATTCAGCTTCAAGTTGAGGCTGCGCTTGACTATGACAAGCTGTTGGACAAGCTCAGGGGCAGCGAGGGCGAGAAAAACATCCGCGATCAGCAGAATGCCCTCATTACCAGCCTGAATCTGCGGCTCAACGGCGTTTCCAAGAAGCGAACTCGCCTCTATGAGGATTACGCCGAGGGGCTTCTGGATGAAGAGGAATACGCCTTTGCCAAAAAGAGCTACGACGAGCAATATGCCGATCTGTCCCGCCGTCTGGATGAGGCGGTGCAGCGCCGGAGCAAGTTTGCCGAGGCCATGTCGGTAGATAACAAATGGATTTCCCTGATGAAATCCGTTAGTACGGCAACGCAGCTTTCTCAGGACTTGGTAGACGAGACGATTGAGCTGGTCAGAGTCCATGAGGGCAGCGCTGTGGAGCTGGTCATGAAGTACAGCGACATCTACGAGCAGACCATTCAGAGTATCAATGAAGTACAGGAGGCGATGTAAAATGGTCAAAGACTACACAATCGGCATCTACATCCGCCTCTCTATGGCTGATGAAGATACCGGGAATGGCAGCAAAGCGGAAAGCGACAGCATCGGAAATCAGCGTATGCTCATCAACCGCTACCTTGACAACCATCCGACACTCTCCAAATATCCGAGGCTTGAGTTCGCGGATGATGGATATACCGGTACGAATTTTCACCGGCCTCAGTTTGCCGCGATGATGGAGAAAGTCCGGCACGGCGAGATCAACCTGATCTGCGTCAAAGACTTTTCCCGTTTTTCTCGTGATTACATTGAGACGGGGAATTATCTCGAATGTACCTTCCCGTTTATGGGCGTTCGCTTCATCTCCATCAACGACGGGTATGACAGCGACGATTACAAGGGAACAACCGGCGGTCTTGAGGTCGTCATGCGCAGCATCATCTATGCGGCGTACAGCAAGGATCTCTCGGTCAAAACGACAACGGCCAAAACCCAGATGATGAAGCAGGGCAAGTATGTGGGCGGTTACGCTCCCTACGGCTATGTGCTTCACCCGGAAATCCGCAACAAGCTCAAGCTTGACCCGGAGGCCGCCAAGGTCGTGCGCAGGGTCTTCGATGAAGCCCTTGATGGCAGGAATACCTCACAGATTGCCCTTGGCCTGAACGATGACAACATTCCGACGCCGGGGCAGTATTTCAAGGGGAAACATCCTGACAAGAAGAAATTCAGCCGCATGAGCGACAAGATAAGCTGGACGGCATCTATGGTCTACAAGATCATCGTCAACTATGTCTATACCGGTGCAACGGTAGGCCACAGGCGCAAATCCGGTGGTGTCGGCTCACGAAAGAGCATCGCTCAGGATCAGGAAGACTGGATTGTTGTTGAGGGAATGCACGAAGCCATTGTCAGCAAGGATGAGTTTGAGCTGGCTCAGGCTGTTATCCGGGGCGGCGAGAAGAATCCCAAAAGGAATCTGCGCTATTATCCCCTCAAGGGTCTTGTGTGCTGCGGCAACTGCAAACGCGCCCTTACCCGGCGAAAGCTCCGAAATGAGGGCGGATATTTCTATCAGTGTACCCACTCAACGCATGACCGCGATACGGATTGCCCGGTTGGTGAAAGATACAGCGAGGCATGGATTGAGGACACTGCTTACAAAGCGATTGGGCAAATGCTCACACTGGTCGAAAAGAGAGCTGTCAAAGAACATGAGATCAGCAAGCGCAGGAAATCTGCCATCACAGAATGCGCGGACACAATCCGTGATCTGCAAAAGCAGTCTGAACAGCTCAAAGCAGTCAAACTCCGGCTGTATGAGAAATATACTTCCGGCAGTATCACAAAGGCGGAATATCTCAAGCGGAAAGCAGAAACAGACGCGAAGATGTCTGAGAATGAAGAAGCAATCCAGCAAGGTCATCAGCGGATGCAGGAGCTTGATTCTGAACATCCCTGTTCGGATGAAAGGCTTGATGCGGTGCTCGGCGAATACCAGAAAGGCGCAGGGCTTACATACGAGCTTGCTCATGCTCTAATCTCCGCTATCTATATTCATGGGCATGACAGCATCGAAATCGTCTGGCAGTTCAAAGACATCTTTGAGGATGCAGAAATCTAATAGGCTGAATGTTACAAGCCGTTCACGGGTGGTCATCCACCTATGAACGGTTTGTAAAATCTCAAAAATTTTTTAGTTCCTACTTGACACAAGAAGACTTGTCTCGTCTGGGGCGAAATATGATTGAGAGCGGTGAATATATTGAGCAGATCTTTCCGAGAATGGGTGTGCGCTTTATCTCCGTTACCGATCGCTTTGACTCATTGCGGGATGATGCCGACATTTCAATCCAACTGAAAAATTTTGCAAACGAGGCATATGCGAGAGACATTTCCAAGAAGATTCGGGCGGTGAAACGGACGCAGCAGCTTGCTGGTAAGTGGACCACTGGCACTCCGCCATATGGATATATGTTAGATCCGGATGACAAGTACCACCTATTTCCTGATCCGCAAACGGGGCCAATCGTTCTTGTCATTTTCCGTATGGTGGCAGAGAATCATACTCTCCACTTCATAGCGAAAACTCTGAATGAGCAAGGGGTGCCCAGTCCCGGACGCTATCTGTACGATATTGGTTTGCGGAAGACGGAGAAGTTCAAAAATGCCATCTGGTATCTGCAAACGATCAAGAAAATTCTTGTCGATCCGGTCTATCTTGGTTGGATTGTGTCCGGAAAGTACAGAAGCCAGCTGTGCGAGCGGGGGACAAAGACTACAGTTAAAATGCCCGAAGAGGAATGGATTATCAATAAAGGTATGCATGAACCCATTGTTTCCAAAGAGCTTTTTGATAAGGTTCAGGACATCCTCTCGGCTAGGCAAAGTGAACAGGGCCTTGCGACTATCTACGATTCCAAGAGTAAACGAAGAAGTATGTTCAAAGGAATTCTTCGTTGCGGAGAATGTGGTCGCAGTATGTACTTGCGCAGTAAATCTAATCGCGGTTATTACTATTATTGCACTCTCCATGAGAATTACAATGCCACCATTTGTCCCAAGAAAGCGGTCAAACAGGAGGATGTAGAGTCCCTTGCCCTGCGGCTTATCCAAACTCAGATAAGAGCATTCTCCGATGCCCAGAGACTGATTGCCAACTTGAATGCTACGCCTTCTTCGCAGACCCGCTATCAGATATATGAAACCCAGATTGATGATGCAAAGAGAAAAATTGAAAAGTTCAATCAGCTGAAGGCAGCCCTGTATGGCGATTTTGCAGATGGGCTTCTGAGCCATCAAGATTACACAGATCTGAGCGAGGACTACTCTAGGAGGGCGGATGATTTGAGGATCTTTATTGCTGAATTGGAGAAGGAAAAGGAAAAGTACTCAGTGGGATTTGGCAGCAAAATGCAGTGGGCACTGTTGATTGAAAAGTATAAGGATCAGGAGTCCCTTGACGCTGAAATGGCAGCAGCCTTCATTGAGACGCTTACCTTGTTTAACGATGGCCATGTTGAAGTGGCATTCCGCCATCGTGATGAGATTGAACAGGTTCTCTATGTCGCTGCGACCCGAGGAAAGGAGGCGGAGAGATATGCCGGATAAGGTGCTGGCGTTTTATATTCGTTTGTCGAGTGAAGACCGAGATCTCAAAACAAACGCATTGAAGAATGAGAGTAACAGTGTTTTCAACCAAAGGCGGTTACTCCAGGATTACTATGATACACATGAATCGCTCCATGGTTATAAAGTGATCGTGTTCTGCGATGACGGTGTCACGGGAACACATTTTGACAGGCCAAAGTTCGATGAGCTAATTGAGATGGCTCGCAATCAGGAAATTCATTGCATTATGGTGAAGGACCTATCTCGTTTCGGAAGAAACTTTCTTGAGATGGGAAACTACCTCGAACTGATCCTGCCTCTTTATGGGGTCCGCTTTATCTCTATCAATGATGCCTTTGATAGTGATGACTACTTAGGTGTCACGGGCGGACTTGAGTTAGCTCTCCGCAATCTCATCAATAATATGTATAGCCGAGATCTATCAACCAAGGTGCGCTCAGCTTTTCGTACCCGCAATCTGCGTGGTGAATACTGGGGAGGAAACGGCTTCTATGGCTACCAAGTCCATCCTCATAACAAAAAGAGATTGATCGTAGATGAGCAGGTTCGTGACATCATTGTCATGATTTTCGAGTCCTGCGTTGCAGGCATGACCACGAGCGAGATCGCTCAAATGCTGAATGATATGGGCATTCCATCCCCGTTAGAGCATAAACGGCGAAATGGCGGGTTTTATAATGGGGTGGTCAAGGAAGAGACTGGAATCTGGCTCAAGGGGGCTGTTCGAAAGATTTTGACTGATGAACGCTATACCGGTAAGATGATTACCAATACTCGAGAGACAGAAGAAGTAGGAAAGCCTAAGATGCGATCATTGCCCCGAGATCAATGGATCATAGTGCCAGGTACACATGAAGCAATCATTTCGGAGGAGTTGTTCCGAACGGCACAGAATGCGCTCCAAGGGCGTATTCGGAATGTTAACAAGAATACTGCCGGAAACCGAGCCAACAATCTGTTTGTTTGTGGCTGCTGCGGGAGGAAGCTCCGAAAGAATCCAGCAAAGGAACCACACCTTGTTTGCCCGAAAAATGACAGTATTAAGGGTGCTGAGTGTGCGGGTCTCTTTGTCAATCAGGCCCAAATTGAGCAAGCTGTTCTTCAGATGCTGCGGGAACAAAGTAGGAGCTTCCTTGAGCAGCATTGTTTGATGCAGGCATGCATTGACAAAAAGCTTTCAAGTATTCAAACGGAGCTTGATGCTAACACCAATATGACAAGACGGCTCCAAAGTAGAAAGGCTGAACTATATGAGCAATACCGAGCGGGTCGCATAAGCAGAGAGAAATTTGCTGATATCCAGAAGACAGATTCAGAGAAGCTGGCAAGACTCTCAAGTAGAGCTGAAGAGATCAAGCGGCTTCTGGTAGAGCACTATGAGTCTCGAGGTAATCTTGCGGCGGGAAAAAGAACAGCAGATCAGATCATCCTGCTTAAAGATTATGATCCGGAAATAATTAGAAATTTTGTAGAGCGGGTTCGTGTGTACCCTTCAGGAGAGATTGAGATAGATATGCGTACTTCGAGCGGGTTTGAATTTGTAACGGCAAGCTAA